GTTGTGTAACGCAGCGATCCTCGGTGCAGCCACGAAGTTCCTGAAGGACAACGACATCACCTGTGTCATCGAAGACAACACCGCGTTGTCCGAGATGCAGAAGAAGATTCAGGAGCGTCAAGCCAAGCGCAAGTTCGGCAATGTAGTTCCGCTCGCAGGTTCCGTAACAGACGACGAGGCAGCAGCCGCCGTCGAGCAAGCCATCGCAATGAATGGCTCGTGAGTCACTAGAACTCGCGCAGCAGCGGTGGGATCAACTAGCTTGTCTCCAAGAAGCCTATCCCCACTTCGTCCCGTTCTGCGAGGACGTAATGGTGGAGCTTGGCTTCTCTCTCTCGGAGATTCAAGCAGACATCGCTGAGTTTTTGGAGTACGGCCCGCACTACCTGATGATTCAGGCACAGCGCGGTCAGGCCAAGACCACTATCACAGCAGCCTTTGCGATCTGGTGTCTTATCCATGATCCGAAGTTCCGTATCCTGATTGTGTCCGCAGGTGGCACACAGGCCAACGAAATCAGTACCCTGATCGTCCGCGTCATCATGACGATGGACATTCTTGAATGCCTCCGCCCTGACCGCAACGCAGGCGACCGGACCTCGGTCGAAGCATTCGACGTTCACCACACCCTCAAGGGTCTGGATAAGTCGCCATCCGTGGCGTGCGTTGGTATCACTGCGAACATGCAGGGTAAGCGTGCCGACCTACTTATTGCGGACGACGTTGAGAGTGCGAAGAACTCGCTGACTGAACACCAGCGCGAGGTACTTCTTCAACAGACGCGGGACTTCCCGTCCATCTGCTCGACCGGGCGAATCATCTACCTCGGTACGCCGCAGAGCGTCAACTCGATCTACAACACCCTTCCGGGTCGCGGCTACATCGTCCGCATCTGGACCGGACGTTATCCCACTTCCGAGCAGCTAGCCAACTACGGCGACATGCTCGCGCCGATCCTGCTCCGCAGACTCGCGGCTGATCCCGCGCTCGGCACTGGTGGCGGCATGCTTGGCGACCAAGGCCAGCCGACCGACACCGAGCTTCCAGCAGGCACCGAGCAGTTCCTAACGAAGAAGGAGCACGACCAAGGCCCGAGCTACTTCCAGCTTCAGCACATGCTGAACACGAAGCTCGCGGACTCGGAGCGCTTCCCGCTGCGCCTCCACAAGATCATGTCGATGCGCGTCGCTGAGACGTTCCCGCTTACCGTGACTCCCGGCCTCTTGGCCCACGAGATCATCAAGTACGCGATCAACGGCCACACGTACACGATGGGCATTCCGAGCGCGGCTTCAGAGGACCGAGGCAAGCTCCAAGGCATCGTGATGCACGTTGACCCGGCAGGCGGCGGCAAGAACGGTGACGAGACAGGCTACGCCATCGTCGGCTTCCTGAACGGCACGCTGTACGCGCTCGCTATCGGCGGCGTCAAGGGCGGCTTCGAGCAGGCGAACTTCGAGAAGCTCGCGGACCTCGCGGCGAAGTGGAAGGTGAACCGCATCCTAGTCGAGAAGAACTTCGGCAACGGGGCGTACCTCCACACATGGCTTCCGATCCTCCGCGCCCGCTATCCGCAGGTGCAAGGCGCTGGCTGCGCTATCGAGGAAGTGTGGGAGTCCGGCCAGAAGGAACTGCGCATCATCGACTGCCTAGAGCCGATCATCGCTCGCGGATCGCTCGTCTTCAACGACGACATCATGCGCGAGGAGGAGGCCAGCCTCGCTCACTACCCGGCAGAGAAGCGCGCCAGCTACTCGGTGCTTCACCAGATCGCCCACATCACACGCGACAAGAACGCGCTCCAGCACGACGACCGACTCGACTCGCTCGCGGGCGCATGTCGCTGGTGGGTTGAGCAAATGGGCATCGACCAGCAGAAGGCCATCGAGGTGCAGCGGCAACGCGAGCACGAGGAGTGGCTGAAGAACCCGCTTGGATACAACCACGTAATCATCCCCGGCCAGCAGACGCAACGACGCGGCTCGGCCTTCAACAAGTACCGTAGATAGGAGAACCTATGCTTCAGACCGCACTTCCCTCGATTGAACGGGTAGTCAACGACGGCGGCGACCTCCGCGAGGACACAGCCGCAGCGATCAGCTACGTCGAACTCGTCCAGTCGCGCAATCCCTCGGCTACGTCCGCAGCCGTGCTCCGCGACTTCTTCATTGCCGCAGCGAACGCTGCTGACAAGGCAGCGGGTGGCCTCGGCCTCCTGACAGCGGCAGACGCAGAGGTCTAATGCGTCGCGTAGCCGCAGGCGTCGTCGCGGCGGCGCTTGCGCTCGCATCCTCGCTGGCTGTCGTCAGCGAGGGCACGAAGCATGTGCCGTACCGCGATCCTGTCGGCGTGCTCACCGTATGTACGGGGCACACCGGCACGGACATCCGACCGAACAAGACCTACACCGATGCTGAATGCTCGACGCTTCTCAGCGCCGACGCGCAGCACGCGATGCAGGTGGTGCTGGACAACACGACCGGCGACATCACACCGAGCGAGCTAGCTGCCCTGACCGACTTCACGTTCAACGTGGGCGAGGGCAACTTCAAGCGCTCGACACTGCTCAAGCTGTGGAACCAAGGCAAGCATGCTGAAGCCTGCCGCGAACTCCCGAAGTGGGTGTACGCGGGCGGCGTCAAGCTGAAGGGTCTGGTGATCCGGCGAGCGAAGGAGATGGCTCTGTGCCTCTCGTAGACAAATTGATCGCCGCGCTGGTGGCGCTCGTCATCCTGACGGGCCTCGGCGCGGCTGTGTACATCGAGCACGAGCGGGCTGACAAGGCGACCGAACAAGTGGAGGCGCTTACGGCCTCCCTCGCCGCATCTCAGGCCGCGCTCGATGCCTATTCCAAAGCACAGGCGGTCACGCAGAAGCGTGCCGTCACGAACCAGAAGAAGGTGGACAATGCGCTCGCATCGAATCCTGACTGGACTAGCACTCGCGTTCCTGACGATGTGTGGAGCAGCCTGTTCGACAACCGTCCCGGCGCAGCCTCCGGCGTCGCTGCTTCAGGCGTGCCCGGAGCCGCAGCCGCCCGTTGACCGGACGCTCGGCGGGCTGGTGCAGTCCGTCCTGAATTACCAGACCGCGCTCGACAACTGCAACGACCAGTTGACCGGGCTGCGGGCGTTCTACGCGGTGAAGAAGTGATCTGGCAGTACACCGCCGCGCCGTACGGCATCAAGGTGCGGTTCACGAATAGCCCTGCGGGGCTGCGACGGCTCGCTAGGCGGGCTGGCATTCCCGAGCCTACCGACGTAGTGGGAAGCTGCTTCTGGACGGCTGACGGGCTGGCTGTGGCCGTTCTCGACGGTGAGCGAGCGACCCTCGTCCATGAGTGCGGGCACGCCGCTATGTTCATCCTCCAGCACGTCGGCATCGACCCTACAGACAGCAATGGCGAGGCGTACTGCTATCTGCTCGACCACATGTACGCACGCTTCGAGAGGAGACTCACGCATGAGAAAGACACAGCACTTCCGACCCGCCAGCACGACGATCACGCAGACCGCGAATAAGACGCTCACGTACCCGCTGCCTCCTGGCTCGACCGCCGTACGCCTGTACGTGTGGGGCACGCCCGAGGTGTACATCGGCTTCGGCGCCTCGTCTGACGGCGCGGTGACCGACCTGCCGGTAGGGACTGGCGCGGAGGTATTCCGCACACGAGTCCCGAACCTGTTCCTGACCGTCTACACGCCGACCGGCGCAGCGGTGTCGATCACCTTCGGCGACCTCTAACCGAGCTTCTTCGCCAAGTCCTTCGCCCGAAGGTGGGTGTACCGCATCATCATAGCTTTGCTGGAATGGCCTGTGATGGACATGACCTCCGTGTCAGACAGGCCCATTTCCACGAACCTCGTCGTCGCATCGTGACGGGTGTCGTGGAAGCGCAAGTCCTCCAGACCGGCCTTATCCCTCACACGAATAAAGGCCCGCTTCACCGCCTCGCTGGTCAGTCCCGGCCACACGCGCCCCGTTCTCCGATCACCGATCACCCGCCCGAGTATCTCGCGGGCGCGGCTGGAGAGCGGCACAGTGCGCGCCTTGTCCGTCTTCGTGGCTCCAGCCTTGAGACTGACCGCACATCCCTCCAGATCAACTTGCTCTACCCTGAGTGAGACGATCTCGCCTTGACGCATGCTGGTTTCAAGTGCCAGTTCGACCACATCGGACAGGTAGCTTGAGCCGGTGTTGCGGCAGGCTTCCAAAAGAGTCGCTTTCTCGGCCTCCGTCAGCGTACGGTCCCGGTGCGGCGGCTGCTTTGGACGCCTCACATCGGAGACAGGATTCCGTTCACTGCCGATTCCCCATTCCTTCCGGGCTGTCTCCAAGACCGAGTGCAGGAGATTCAGTTCCCGGATCACAGTTCCGGCTCCGACCGGCTTCCCGTTCACTCCATTCATGCGCTCGTCGCGCCACTGACCGACCGCCTGTGCCGTCAGCTTGCCGACTTGGAACTGACCGAGCCACGAGCGCTGGATGGCCTTCAACCGCCACACCTCGGCGTCGGCTCCCTTCTTCGAGGGCGTCACTTCATCGAGATAGCGCTGTATTATCTGGCGCAAAAGCGGGGCGTCATCGAGATTACCGAAGCGCTTTCGAGACATATCCGCCTCGATTTGCGTCATCCACTTCTCGGCTTCAGCTTTGGTGGGGAATGTGGCAGATTGAGCCGGGTATCCGGCCTTGCGGACCTTGCCGGTCCAGTGCCCGTTCGGGCGTTTTTGGAGCGTGCCCATAGTGATCTCCTCGGTTTCCACCAATCCTACCAGAATCCCGGTGTCTCCAGACTGTCTCGTGCTGGACCTGACACCGGGCTGGAAGGCTGGTGGGTGGTACTGGGATCGAACCAGTGACCCCTGCCGTGTGAAGGCGCGCAAGGCACCTTCCCTCGGCCACTGGCCCGTCCCTACTACCCACCCACGATGCGCAGATGGGGCTGGCTGTCTCCGGATTGTCTCCGGCTACAGGAGTCTCCATTAGAACACGAGTGACCACTGCTGTCAATAGTCTCCAGAATCGATTATACGCTGCCCTGTGGCGTCTCCAGAGGCCGACCTAGGCGACCCTACACGCCAGTATCCCCTGCCTCTCTACGGGCCTTATGCGGCTTCCTATGGACGCTGCCCATTGGCGTCTCCCACAGGCTACTCCCGACCCAAAATTGCTTCACCTATTCGCGGGCACTTACGCCGCCCACGCGCCTGCCTGCGCCCCCGTGCGGGTGTGCGCGCTTTCTTGATGCGCGGGTGACGCGTGCGATTGCTCCTCTGTCGGGCTGTGCCGCGCCTCGGCAGGGCAGTGGACAGGGCATGCTGCTAGGGCGCGTCAGGCGGGCTGGAGACGGGCCGGAGACAGGGAGGCAGGGTGTAGGGTGCGGGCAGGGCTGCTAGAGGCGTGGCGGGGCTGCTATCGAGCAGGCAGCAAGGACAGGCTATCACAGCATGTAGCTACGTGGTGCTACGGGCCGCAGGTGAGCGCGGGTGTGCGGGCATCTGTCCTTTGCTGGCTTCTGCTGATGGCTGCTGGCTGGCTTCTGGTAAGGCTTCTTGATTTCGCATGACTCAGCAGACACACAGCAGCGCTGGCTTCATCTATTGCCAGCAGCCA